TATCATTTCTTATTCGGCACATTTGCCGGTGCCCAATCCGCTTCGCAAGTCGCGGCCGGCATAGTCCAAAATCTACTCAGCGTGATATAAACGATGGCGCAGACGATCCTCTCCAGTCTGCTATCGCCGTCCTCTCTGTCGATAGTCAGTTCCAACTCTGATTTAAGCTTGGACATAGCGTCCAGCTTGAAAGTCGCTCGCGTTGGCATTAGCTTGTGCAGCTATGTAATGCGCCACATGAGGGAGGACGGGAACACGATCGTGGATGCGCGCATCATTCAGCCGACAAAGATAGAGATTGACGTTTTTTGCCAGTCCATCGATGATTTGGCGATGGTCAATTCAGTCATGCTGGACAGAAACAGCACATACACCATTAAGTCGAGAGGCCTTATTTTCGACAATATGATGATGGACCGGGAGGAGATCAGACAGTCTCCAGAAGTCATTTCTGCAAGCCCTGTGAGAATGTCTTTCAAACAGCTGCTTGTGCCGGGGATTGCGATCGGCCCGAACGTCGCCCAGGCGGCTGACTCCTCCCTTGTCGATCACGGCCTTCAGGACATTAAAGCGATAGTGTCTGGTGCCGTCACGAACGCGCAGCAACTCGCCCAACAGATCATCTCCAAGACGGGTTTGTAATGGCCAACACCATCCTGTCCACGATTTTTGGAAAGCCTTCTTTCACGGCGACGAATGAGAATACCGGCTCTGTAGTCTGGTCATCGCTAGCAATTGTCGACGTTGAGGTTGATAGCTATAGCGCAAATACAGACGCTCCATTTTTTGTGGATGATTCTACAGACGATGGCACGTTCCAAAGCGTTTTTAGTGACAACATTCAAACGCTCAAAATAATCCAGCCATCCAGGCTTCGCGTTACGGCGCTTTGTTCTGACTTGTCGACGATCGAGAATGTGATTGCCACGTTCATGGACGACACCGTTACAATTTCGATCAATACTAAGTCAATAATCACATCGTTTTTGGTCCTCAGCGATGTCGAAATAGAACAGACTGGAGAGATGATATCCGCATCGAAAGTTGTAATGACTTTCGAGCAGGCCCAACCTCCTGAGAACTCTGGATATGCGCCGGAACAAGCCGCTGATGACAAAGTGTATGGATTCAGCCTTCAGAGTCCTCCGTCCGTTGTTCCTTTGGCGACGCTGACCAAGGCAGTGAGCAGCGCGACATTCATAGCGACACAATTCGTCAGCGGCGCACTCATCGATCTAGCCGGTGGCCCATTCATTCTTGATTCGAGCGCCTTAGCATGACCACTGCAAATTATCAACCTGGCCAGATTCTTACCGCAGCGTCGCTGAATGCGCTTTTCAATTCTAAAGTCGACTCGGCGAGCGCAAACATCACTGGCGGGCAAATTGCCGGCGTCACCTTTGTCCAAGTGACCGGGTTGCAAGATTCCACGTCGCCGACGACTGGCGCACTGACGGTCGCAGGCGGCGCTGGGATCGGATTGAATCTGCAGGTTGGAGCGAATGCAACGATTGGCGGAGCGCTCTTTGTCAGCAGCGCTGCCGCGTCGACTAGCACGACCACTGGAGCAGTCGTCGTCACTGGCGGCGCGGGCATTGGGGGAAACGCCAACGTCGGCGGATCGGTCAACGTCGGCGGATCAGTCTCGGCGCAAGCAATCGAAGCGCAAGCGGCGACCGATTCGACCAACACAACGACTGGCGCACTTATCGTCATTGGAGGAGTAGGCATCGGCAAGTCTGTGAATGTCGGCGGAAACGCTGCCGTCACAGGAAACTTGTCTGCTGCCGGAACTGTAGGCTTTACTAATGTCACAGACTCCACCAGCACAACGACTGGCGCTGTCGTTATCTCTGGCGGCGCCGGAGTCGCGAAGAATCTCCAAGTTGGGCAAATGGTCACAGCAGGAACGGCCGTCAGCGCGCCGGCCGTCAGCGCGACGGGAACGACCAATTCGACTTCGACGACGACCGGAGTTGTGATCGTTTCTGGGGGCGTAGGCATCGCCAAGGATGTGTTCATTGGCGGCAAAATCAACGTGGCTGGCACGAGTACGCTACAAGCCGCAACGAGCATAACGGACACAACGGCCAGCACCAGCAAGACAACCGGCGCACTCGTCGTAAGCGGTGGAGTAGGCGTAGGCGGAAACGCGAACATCGGCGGATCGGCGACGGTCGCCAGCACGACGGCCTCCACGAGCACAACCACCGGGGCTTTGGTCGTCACAGGCGGCGTCGGAATTGGTGGAAATGCCAACGTAGGTGGGTCGGCATCGGTGGCGAGCGCTACCGCGTCGACCAGCACCACGACTGGCGCGCTGGTGGTTACGGGTGGCGTAGGTGTAGGCGGAAATTCCAATTTCGGCGGAACGCTCGGCGTGACCGGCGCCGTGACGGTCTCTAGCGCGGCAGCTTCATCGTCGTCCACTACAGGCGCCCTGGTTGTGACTGGTGGCGTCGGCGTCGGCGGAAATGCCAACATCGCTGGCTCCGCATCAGTGTCCAGTGCAACGGCGTCGACTAGCACCACGACTGGCGCTTTGGTGGTTACAGGCGGCGTAGGCGTAGGTGGCGCATTGAATGTCGGAGCCGGGGTTGCAGCGACCACAGGCGCGCTGTCGTCCACGACCGATTCGTCATCCACGACGACTGGCGCCCTAACGGTTGCCGGTGGCGTCGGCATAAGCAAGTCGCTTAATGTTGGATCGAACGCTGCAGTTAGTGGGACATTGGCCGTAACCGGGGCGACAACGCTGACGGGCGGCATCGCAAATAACCTGTCAATCGCAGGGTTGATCTCGGCGATCTGGAATCCAAACCTGCTGTACAATAGCTCTGGTGAGCTCGGTAATCAGGGGTGGGGCTCAAGCAACTTTGCGTCCGGAACTGATGCCACGAACGCTTATGGAACATGGTTCGAGAATACAGGCTCGCTCGCTGCTGCCGCGTCCGACACTTCGAACAACATAAGCGTTGGCGCCGCAGTAACGCTTTCGCTTTCTGCGTGGCTGTCCGCGTCTGGCGTTACGGCAGGGACTCTGTCGGTAACGGTCAACGCTTACAACGCCTCGAATACGCTTCTCGGCGCAGTCTGCTCGTTGACGGCCACCAACGGAACTGGATGGACGAAATCCACAACATCCGGAACGACGCCGACTGGCACGACGTATGTCCAAGTAGTCAAAGCGATCACTGGAGGCACCGTAACGGTTTCGGCCGCTGGGGCCGGATTCCGCCGAATCAAGCTGGAGCAAGGCGCCTTTGCCACGATGTACTCGCAAGAGGCCTCGTTGGCGGCCACGTCGGCGCTGTCCACGACGAATCCAACGATCGCGAGCGGTCCGATTACGTTCGCGGATGGAACGAAGCAGGGCACCAGCGCGGCAGGGAAAAACAAGCTCATCAACGGGTCGATGGCGATCGATCAACGCAATGGCGGCGCGACGCAAACGTTCACGGCCGGTGCCGCGTTGGCGTATTCGGTTGATCGTTGGTATGGGTATTGCACCGGCGCGAACGTGACTGGCAAGCAAGTTGCCGGCTCCAGCCGCTCTCGGTTCAGGTACCAGTTCACCGGCGCGGCGAGCGTCACTGGGATTGGTTTTGGGCAGCGCATCGAATCCGCGAACTGCTATGATTTTAATGGGCAGACTGTAACCCTTTCTGTCGATCTCGCGAATAGCCTTCTGACATCAGTCACATGGACAGCTTATTACGCAAACACCACCGACTCATTCGGAACTCTCGCATCTCCGACTAGGACGCAGATTGCAACTGGAACATTCACCGTCAATTCGACGGTGACCAGATACAACACGCAAATTTCTGTTCCTTCGGCCGCCACGACAGGCATTGAAGTTGTGTTTTCTGTCGGTGCGCAAACGTCTGGAACATGGACCATTGGCGACGTTCAACTAGAATATGGATCGACTTCGACCACGTTTGAGCGTCTGCCTTGGACGGCAGAGTTTTTGAATTGCCAGAGATATCTTTTCAAAATTGGATCAGGCAGCGGTGCAGGAGCAGAGCCGGTTGGCGCTGGAATCATTCAAAATTCGACACAAATCTTGGCCGTTGTTGATCTTCCGACGAAGATGCGCACCAAGACGCAGTCATTGCTCACCCTTAATATGAATGGAACGAGCGCGACATTGGCTGTGGCCGGATCATCACAAGCAATAACTTGGCCTGGGGATACAAAAATTGCATACCAGCTGACTTGCATCGGGGCCACTTGGACAGCCGGGCAGGCCGGCATCGTCTATTCTAACAATGGCTGGTTCCAATTGGATGCAGAACTATGAGCTATGCAATTAATCAAGACGGCACTATAACGCGATCGGATGGCTGCATAATTCATCCGGACAAATCGAACATTGACTACCTGAATTATCTCGATTGGGTCGCTGCTGGGAATACAGCAACTCCATATGAGCCATCACTTGCCGAAGCGCAATCAAAGCAAATCGAGATCAACAGCGCGGCTTGCAGCGACGCGATAACGTCCGGGTTCCAATCGTCGGCACTCGGCAGCGCGCACACGTATCCGTCCAAAGTAACGGACCAACAGAACCTGACAGCGTCTGTTGTCGCATCGCTCGTGCCAGGGAACCCGTCGAATTGGAGCACGCCATTTTGGTGCCAGGACGAGAATGGGGCTTGGAGTTATGTGAACCATTCAGCAGCGCAGATACAGCAGGTCGGACAAGATGGAAAAGCCGCGATCCTCGCCGCGCTGAGCAAAAATGCTACGCTGCAAGCTCAAGTGATGGCGGCGACTTCCGTTTCTGCCGTTCAAGCCATCACTTGGTGAGGATATAATGAACAGGACCAAGCTTATCATCTTGTGGGCGGCTTGCACCGCTGTGATGCCAATCCTATCGGTAGCAATGTTCTGCCATGCGGCATTTGGGTCGGAAGAGCGCGCGAAGTCCATGGCGGTTGCACAAGATGAGTGCGGCAATGCCCTGTTCGGTGGACCGCCACAGCAAACCATCAGCACAAGAGTCGGAAACGGACTCATCGATGGGAAGTGCTGGGCCAAGGTTGTCGCGCCGTTCATCGACTTCTTTTTCGGAGAAGGCCATTGCCTCTCCAACGCCACAATAACCGATACGAATCAATGAATATCGAAATCACCACGCCGAATGGCGAAGTTAAAACGATCGTCATCAATCAATTCCCTGCTTTGGACGGCTGGGACATTCAACAGCGGTTCGTCGAATTCGCCGCGAGCCATGACAAGGAACTCCGCAAAGCTTTCACGCTGGAAGTCCTTGCCTATGCATCGGTGCAATTGGCGGCAGATCGATTCATGTCGCTGACTACTGCCGCGATCATCGACAACCACCTGTGCGACTGGAAGAATGTCCAGAAGGTCTTTGAGGAAACTCTGAAGCAAAATGGCATTGATCCAGCGACGCATGCGGATCAACCGATGTATTGGGCGAAAGCCGGTGCCGAAATGGCCACATCATTCATCGCTGAGTGCTCCAACTTGCTCGGTCCTGCTCTCAAAATGATGGAAAGCAAAGCGGAATAATCATGTCGGATGATCTGGACAAATTCGTTCTGCAGTATCAGGTTGACCTGAAAGATTCTGTCGCCAGGTTGGAAAAGCTACATGAGAAGATGGGGCGGGCGGGGAAGGCTGCGGACAAGTCCAAAGGTCAGGTTAAACAGTTCGCGGCCGACGCCTCCGGGGAGCTTGGAAAGCTCGTGCCCGGACTAAACGCTGTGTCCAGCGCGGTCAAAGCCATGGGCGCGGAGTTCGCTATAGCCGGCGCTGCGATAGGCGCCTTGGCGGTCGGAGTTAAGGCCGTCATCGACATGCGGAACCAGTACAACGCCCAGCGACTCCAGGGCATGGGCCTCGGCGTCTCATCACTTCGCATGGAGGACTATCAGCGCAAGTTCGTCCGAGAGTCTGGCGGATATGTAACCAGGGACGCGACCGCAGAGGGCCTAAAGACATTCGGCGATATGGCCAACTCCGCCTATGCCGATCCATCTCGACTGGGGCGCGAGGCGCGAATCATGCGCATGCTGGGCGTCAATGTTGGCGAGCGCGGACAAACGCCAACTGGCCTGAACGACGAGTTACAGCAACTCGCAAAATATCTGCAAGGCAAAACGAAAGGCGAAGTGCAAGGCATCGCCAAGTCCACCGGAATGAACCAAGACTGGCTCTTGACGCTGCAAAAGCTCGGACCGACTATTGGCCACATAACCGAGTTGACGAATGACGAGATTCAAAAGCGAACGAACGCAGAGCAGGCTCTGACTAAGTTCAATGACCAACTCGCGCAGCTGAAGGAAAAGTTCACTGAAGTGGCCAATGAACTGGCCGAGCCGTTGTTGCCGGCTTTGACGAATCTGGTCGGGTTGATGAAGGAACTCGCTGACGCGATCCCGAAGACGGCCAATAAAACTGGCGGCCATGCCGTTGGCGCAGCGGAAGCATTGACCGGAGTCGACCTAAAGACCGGTAAGTGGAACAAAGGATTATTCAGCATACTCAGCGGCGATGCATTTAAGCCATCCGATAAGCCATGGTATCGGCAGGGCTTGCTGGGCATGATCACCGATCTCGCACTGCCGCCAGAAGTCGTTGAAAAGCACGCGCCGCCTAAGAAAGACTCAGCAGAAAAGGCAAAGAAGGAACAGGACGCACGCGATGCTGCTGTGAAGAAGATGGACGACATCAACAAGGAAGGAATTCAAACCGCAAACCAGATGTCGCTCGCGGTGAACATGTTCAGTGGCGCCGTCCAGTCTTTCTCCAGCGCAATCAATCTCCAGCAAGCGTGGGCAGCTTGGGCCGGCGAAATCGGCAAGGCCAATGGCCTTCCTGGCTCCAGCACGAACAGTAAAGGGGGAATTAGTGGCGGAGGATCGGGCAATTGGCGCGGCAATCAATACGCCGACTTGATCAAGAAAGCCGCTGATAAAACCGGCGTCGATCCGCAAATGCTCCACTCGATCATGATGGTCGAATCGAAAGGCGTCAATGGCTTGTACAGCCCGACTGGGGCAGGCGGGCTGATGCAGGTCACAAGGGGCAATTGGAAGAAGCTCGGAAACGGCGCAGACGTAATGAGTCCAGAGGCCAATATCATGGTCGGCGCCCAGATATATGCCGACTTCCTGAAGCGGAACAAGGGCGACACAGTTGCCGCGCTCAAAGGGTACAACGGGAACTCCGATCCGGATTATGTCAGCAAGGTGGCCAAGTACTATGGCGGATCAGCGAATGGATTGGGCGAATCCAAAGCCAAGATGAACATCAGGTCTGTGCAACAGCAAATCGCCGACTATCTGCACGTTCCGTTGGATCAGATTCAGCGCGGCGGAGTAAATCAAGGCGATGCGCAATGGGCCGTTCGGCAGCTGGAAGCCGGTATGGCCAACAACCTGTACAGCCTTCAGCAAAAAGCATCCGTTGCAGGCCTCCCGGCTCAGGATTATGCGAAGCTGAAGATGGAAATGCGCGATCAGTCGCGCGGATACGACTTGATGAGGCAATATGCCGATAGCGTCGCCGATTCGCAACAAAAAGGCGGTCGTGAGCGGACGATCAATGAGCAACCGATTATCATGAATGTCAACATAAATGGCGTGACTGACCCGAAAGCGGTAGCGGATGAAGTGAATCGGCAAATCAAGAAAGGCATGAATGAGGCGCTGATGTATTATGCGACTGGGGAGAAAGGCTGATGCCGCTCGGTGAACGCGTACTCCAAGTCGATATCGATCTGCCGAGTGGGCTGGTATCGCTCAATCAGAATCTAGAGCTTCACGTGGTGATCCACAAGGACGCTTTGGCCATCCAGAATACTTGCGACATTGAAGTGTTCAATTTGCCGCAGGCCCAACGCGAATCACTGCTAACCAGATTCACTGCATGGAACAAGAGAAACCTGGAGACGGGCCAGCCAGGCTATGAGGCCAGCTATGTGAATGTCACAGTCACAGCAGGATACAACAATGGCGCGAAGAATCAAACAACCGTGATATTCACCGGACAGATCGTTCAGACGGAGCCGATCGGCGCCCCTCCAATGTTGGGGGTGGCCATTAAGTGCTATAGCCAGCAGCTGAATAAACTGGCTTGGGTCACTGGCTTCGCGCCTCCGACTGCGACTTTTAAGCAATATGTCGAATGGGCCGGTGAACAAATGGGCGTGACCAGGATCGTCTGCGAAACCTCGTACAACGACCAGGTTATAAGCAGTCCATTCGCCAGGACGCACATTGTCGGCAACCTCATCGTTGACATCCAGGACGCTTACAAACCAAACGTCGCGGCATACATCGACAACAATGTTCTATATGTCAAGGACATCAATGCTGTCATCAGCACCTCCCAACAAGTCACGGTGGACGAATTCATCGGAACTCCGATGTGGACCGAGTGGGGCGTTTGCTTCCAGGCGCTCTTCGATCCTCAGATTCAGTTGGCCGGCGCGGCGACGCTGAATAGCAAGATGAATCCATCGCTCAACAAGACGTTTGTGATCACATCGTTGGACTATGATCTCGCGAGCCGTGCGCACAACTTCTATGTGAAAGCAACGGCATCACCACCGGCTTAAAATGGCAACGAAAACTAAGAACTTCAGTTTGTTCGGAGTGAATTACCGGACAACTCAATTCACCGCAGTCGACGCGCTGGCGATAATGGATTCGCCTGCGACTCATCCGATTGAAAATCTTCGCCTGACGCAAGCTCTCGATGCCTCTGAAGGGTGGCTGTCGCTGGATTCGAAGCAAGCAATAAATCGGCTAGTCGTCGACGCTTCCATGATTGTTCCACCGCGAATTGTTTTGCAAAAACTTCTCTATGAAGTGAATAACTTTTCATTCGGATTCACAAACGGATGGAAAGGCGTGAAGATACCGGCTAGATTTAGGTCTGGCGTAGACTCGCCCAAGTCATCGTCTCATCTTGACCCGATGATCGCGCAGCTAATCCAGGATGGCGTGGCAAAGCTAAAAGAATTGGAAGAGTATTACAGCCTTGAGGACGCATTTGCTATGTTTGATATTATGGTTGCAAAAGGCGTCAATGAGGCGTTGGCCAATGAGGCGGCATCGAAAAAGCGCTGATGTACAAATGAGGTGACGCTGCGTTGGCCACTTCGAACGTCCATAATAAGGTGCCCGAATTGCCATGCCACCTAAATGTCCGATCTCGCCAACAAGCCACTTGTAAATGTCTCTCCGAACGAGACAATGCACTGGCCAAGCGCATTGGTCGCGGCAATGCGCCTTCACGGGATGAGCATCAACAAGCTCATTCCCGCAACAATTCTGGAGTTTGATCGGAACAAAAACCTAGCGTCCGTGCAGCCGCAGATAATGATCTTGGACGTTTCGGATAACACCAGGGCACGGCAACCGATTGCAAACGTTCCAGTGCTATCTCTCGGTGGTGGCGGGTTTCACATCAGCTTTCCGCTCAAAGCGGGCGATTTCGGATGGATTCTCGCGGCAGATCGCGACATATCTCAATTCACGCAAAATCTGAAGAGCGCGCCGCCGAATACGCTGCGGAATCACTCTTTTGCAGACTCGTGGTTTATT